TGAACCAGCATCGTAATGACAGTAAATTCAAAAATATTTAGCAGTCTACAGGACATCAATCCATCAGCAATTATTGAGCTATTTACGCTTCAATTATCAACTGCATTGCATGGTGCAAATACGATTTATAGATTTCATGCTGGCAGTAATTTAAATGCAAACGGCAAGATAGTATGGGCTGGTAATGAATACCTTAGATTTCCTATACAAGCATCGGGTTTTGCGTTTCAAAAAGGACAGTTGCCAAGACCGAAAATAATAATCAGTAATGCTACAGGACTAATTTCATCAATACTCCTTTCTGTCAATGAGACAACAACTGGTAATGATCTGACGGGAGCCACAGTAACAAGAATAAGAACATTAGCCAAATTTATTGATGCTGTTAACTTTGCTGACGGAACAAATGCTACGGCAGATAACACAGCAGAGTTTCCTCAAGAAATTTATTCTATAGACCGAAAAGCAACAGAAACTAGAGAAATTGTTGAATTTGAACTAGCTGCACCAACAGATCTTGCTGGAGTTCGTATTCCAGGTCGTCAAGCCACTCGCTCAATCTTTCCCGCCATTGGTACGTTTGTAGGATAAACATGACTTGGAAATATAAAGCACTACTCCATGCACAACGTGAAGATCCCAAAGAATCTTGTGGATTGTTGTTAAATATAAAAGGTAAGGAAAGATATTTTCCTTGTAGAAACTTGTCTATGACAGATCATCAATGTTTTATTATCGACCCAGAAGATTATGTAAAGGCTGATAATGCTGGCGAAATAGTTGGAGTAGTGCATAGTCACCCAATAACTCCACCTACACCTAGTCAGGCAGATAAAATTAGCTGCGAAGATAGTAATTTACCCTGGTATATCGTCAATCCAAAAACAGAACAATGGGCATATTTAGAGCCATGTGGATATAAACCACCTTTATTGGGCCGTCAATGGGTATGGGGTATAACAGATTGTTGGAGTTTAGTAAGAGATTGGTATAAAGAGGAAAGAAATATTGAACTTAGAGATTGGGAAAGACCTACGACATTGGAAGAGTTTAACAATAAACCTTTATTTGAAGATTGTGCTTGGAGAACAAATTTCAGAGAACTAAGACCTGATGAAAAGCTAGAAGATGGAGATGTTTTACTTATGAGCATTTTGCACCCAACTTTAAATCATGTAGCATTATTTTTTGAAGGAGATGTTATTCATCATTTAACCGATAGACTATCTTGTAGAGAGCCTTACTCTGAGTGGCTGTTAAAATGTACGGGAAAGAGGTATCGTTATGCTTCGTAAAGTAAAATTGTATGGAGAGTTAGCCAAGTTTGTCGGACATAAAGAGTTCGAGGTGAAGGCTGAAACAGTTGGTAAAGCAGTAAGTTTTTTAATACATAATTTTCCAGGTATAGAGTCTTTTATGAGCCCAAAGTATTATCAAGTAAAAGTTGGTGATTATGATGTGAGTGAAGAAGAGATACACCACCCTGTAGGTAAACAAGACATACATTTTATTCCTGTAATTAGTGGTGCTGGAAGAGGTCTTGGAAAATTTTTATTAGGAGCAGCTTTAATTGGAATAGCTTTTGCAACAGGAGGTTCTAGTCTAGCTTTAGGTTTTGGAGGGTTTACTGGAGGGGCTGGCATAAGTGCAGTAGTTGGAAATATTGGAATTGCATTAGCTCTATCAGGAGTATCTGAAATGTTATTTCCTGTACCAGAACCTCAAAAATTTAGTTCAGAAGAAGATCCACAATTATCTTTTAATTTTAGCGGAGTACAAAATACATCAAGAGCAGGTACTCCTGTTCCAATAGTCTATGGTGAAATATTTACAGGAAGTGTTGTAATAAGTGCAGCGATTGACACTAATCAGGTAGAAGCATGACAGACGAAATTAAAGTTATTAAAGGATCTGGAGGCCCACCTCCACCCCCACCCCCTCCATATCGTGCTCCTGATACTTTACATAGTAGAAGTTTTGCTACAGTTCAAGATTTAATTTCTGAAGGAGAAATAGAAGGGTTTGCTAGTGCGTCAAAAGCACAGCTTACAAAAGGCACAACTGCGTATGACAACGCAAGTTTAAAAGATATTTTTCTTAATGACACTCCAATATTGCAAGAAACCGCTTCTAATAGTAGTCCTGTAGATACTGATTTTAACTTTAAAGATGTAGTGTTTAAATCTAGATTTGGTACATCAAGTCAAACTGCATTAAGTGGTATTCCTGCTGAAAGTAGATCACCTACTGGTGTTGGAGTTATTGTAACCACTTCTGCTCCAGTAACTAGACAAATTACGAATACTGATGTTGATGCTGTTATTGTTACTTTAACTTGGCCTCAGATACAAGTTTTCGGAGATGAAGGAGATATTAGAGGAGATACTGTTGAATACAAAATTCAGATTCAACATGATTCTGGTGGATTTGTAGATAAGATTACTGCTTCTGTAGATGGCAGAACTGCTGATGCCTATGCTAGAGATCACAGAATACAATTAACAAGTGGTTTTACAACTGTAGATGTAAGAGTTGTTCGTGTAACAGCAGATAGCACAAGCACACAAAGAGTTAACGCTTTTCAATTTACTAGCCTTCAAGAAGTTATAGATAATAATTCAACTTATGCTAATAGTGCTTACACTGCCCTTCGTTTTGATAGTAAACAATTTAATCGTGTTCCTTCAAGAAAATATCGAATTAGAGGTGTAAAAGTAAGGATACCAGGAGCAGGAGCATCAGGAACGGGCACACCAACAGTTGATATTCAAACTGGAAGAATTATTTATCCAAGTGGTTACGTTTTTAACGGAGTAATGGGTGCAGCAACTTATACAAATTGTCCAGCGATGTGCTTGCTTGATTTACTTACAAACACTAGATATGGGCTAGGTAATCATATAGTGGACAGCAATATAGATTTATTTAGTTTTGTTGCTGCTAGTAAATATGCAAATGAAGAAGTAGATGATGGAACAGGATCAGGTGCAAAGGAGGCTAGATTTAGTTGCAATGTAAACATTCAAAGTCCTAAAGAAGCATTTGCAGCAATAAATGATTTAGCTGGTGTTATGAGATGTATGCCTATTTGGTCTGCTGGAGGCATAACTTTATCGCAGGATAAAGAAACATCAGCTAGTTATTTATTTAATTTAGCTAATGTGGGAGAAGGTGGTTTTAGTTACTCAGGAAGTAGTTTAAAAACAAGACATAGTGTTGTCTCTGTAAGTTACTTCAACATGGATTCAAAAGAAGTTGACTTTGAGGTAGTTGAAGATGCAACAGCAATATCAAAACTTGGAACTATAGTAAAACAGGTAAAAGCATTTGCCTGTACTTCTCGTAATCAAGCTGCAAGATTGGGCCGTGCAATTCTTTTTGCTGAACAAAATGAAAGCGAAACTATAACTTTTACAACTTCAATAGATGCAGGTATTGTTGTCAGACCTGGTTCTGTTATTGAAATAAACGATCCAGTAAGAGCAGGAGCTAGAAGAGGTGGTCGTGTAGTAGCTGCAACAACTACAACTATTACCATTGATGCTCTAGAACAAACAGGTTTACCAGCATTAAATGATAACCCGACTATTAGTGTAATTCTTTCTGATGGATCGGTTGAATCTAAAACTATAACTGATATTACAGGAGCAGTTATTACAGTAAATTCTGCTTTTTCTTCTGCACCAAGTACAAATGCACCTTATTTAATATCTAGTACAACTTTACAGACTCAATTATTTAGAGTTATTCAAGTCGAAGAACAAGATGAAGTTAATTACGTTATTACAGCTTTATCGTATGTCGAAGGAAAGTACGCATTTATTGAAAATGGAACTGCTCTACCTACACGAACAATATCAGTATTAAATGCTCCTGCATTACCACCAAGTAACTTAACAATTACAGAGCAAACAGTTGTTATAAATAGTATTGCTAGAAGTAAATTAATTGTAGATTGGCAGCCTGTAGTCGGTGTAACTCAATATTTAGTTAACTATAAAGTTGAAAATGGAAACTATGTTTCTCAAGTTGTATTTAGTAGTGATTTTGAATTATTAGATACTATAAAAGCAACTTATACAGTTCAAGTATTTTCATACAATTCTTTAGGACAAATATCTGCAAATGCAACTGAAGCTAGTTTTACTGCTCAAGGTAAAACAGCAGTACCAGAAGATGTTTCTGGTTTGACTATCGAACCTATTAACGAACAGTTTGTAAGATTAAGATTTACACAAGCAACTGCTATAGATGTTTTACATGGTGGTCGGGTTTATGTAAGGCATACAAATCAAACTGGAGGTGCAGCTACTTTCCAGGCAGCGCAAGATGTCATTGAGGCTGTAGCTGGTAATACAACAGAAGTTATAGCTCCTGCTCTTGCAGGAACTTATCTTCTTAAATTTCAAGATGATGGCGGTAGATTCAGTACTAATGCAGCAAGTGTAGCTTTATCTATCGTTGACATTCTTGATTCTATTACTGTAAAAACTGACAGAGAAGATACAGATGGAACACCCTATAACGGAACAAAGTCAAATGTTACATACGATTCATCTCTTGGTGGATTGAAACTTACAGATCCAACAGCAAATGCCAGTGGCACTTATGATTTTGTAGATACTCTTGATCTTGGTGGTACATTTTCACTTGTTTTAAAAAGACATTTTCAAGGGGTAGGTTTTTATGCAGGAGATCAATTTGATAATAGAACAGATAACATAGACACCTGGACAGATTTCGATGGATCAGTTGCTAATGATGCAAATGCAAAAATAGCTGTACGAACCACGACTGATGACCCTAATAGTTCACCTACCTATACATCATTTAATGATTTTGCTAATGGAACATTTAAAGGCAGAGGGTTTCAATTTAGAATTACTTTAAATACAGCAGATACAGCACAAAATATGAATCTTCAGCAAGCAGGATATACAGCAACTATGCCATCTAGAACAGAACAATCATCTGTTATAGCATCTGGAGCAGGAGCAAAAGCTGTTACATTTACAGCACCATTTTTTGTTGGAACATCTGCATTAGGCAACCTTAACAGTTTCTTACCTTCTGTTAATATTTCTCCACAGAATATGGCATCAGGAGATTATTTTGAACTTAGCAGTATATCTGGAACTGGCTTTACAGTTCACTTTAAAAACTCAAGTAATGCTAGTATTGATAGGAACTTTACCTACAGTGCTGTTGGTTTTGGCAAAGGAGGTTAACATGGAGGAAAATAGTATTTAATTGTGGCTGACGTAACTAATTACACTATTGAAAATGCTTCTGGAGCGAATGTAAGAACTGATCTTAATAATGTTTTTGCTGCTATCCAATCAAGTAATTCAAAATCATCTGATTTAGCTACAAGTCAATGTGTAGCTGGTATGCCATTTTTAAATACCACTACAAATATTTTAAAAATAAGAAATTCAAGTAATGGTGCTTTTACAGAAATAGGAAATATAGATCAGGCTAATTTAGGTTTGTTATCTAAGGCTGGCGGTACTATGACAGGACCGTTGTTAATAGATGATTCTAGTAGTGCATCTACTCCTGCTTTATCATTCGATTCAGATACAGACTTAGGATTATTTAGAAAATCTGCAAATGTAATGGGATTTTCTTCCAGTGGTACAGAGCAGATGATATTTGATGCTAATGGATTAACGCTCCAGGCACAAAATGATCTTAGGTTTGCAGATTCCGATAGTAGTCATTATGTAGGGTTTCAAGCACCAGCTACAATTTCTTCGAGTCTTACCTGGACACTACCTTCTGCTGATGCTGCTGTTTCTGGTTATGCTCTTGTATCTGATGCTTCTGGAACGCTAAGTTGGGCTGCTGCTGGAGCAGGTGCTCAAGGTGCAGGAAGTGACAATATCTTTTGGGAAAATGACCAAACAGTAACTCAGAGTTATACTATTACTAATGGACAGAACGCTGGCAGCTTTGGTCCAATTACTATACAATCAGGGGTAACAGTTACAGTTGGTGCTGGTGAAACCTGGACAGTCGTTTAAATTATGAGCACATTAAAAGTCAACAGCATAATACCAGTATCAGGAGTACCAACAGGCGGTGGTGGTGGAATAGTTCAGATAAAACAGACAACTAAAACAGACACTTTTTCTACAAGTTCACAATCTTATACAGATGTAACTGGATTGTCTGTATCTATTACTCCAACTTCTTCATCAAGTAAAATATTTATTATTCTTGATATAAAAGTAGGTGCTGGTCACGAAGATGCTGCTTTTGCAGGGAGATTAGTAAGAGGTAGCACTGCGATTTATATAGGAGATGCTGCTAGTAATCGAACAAGAGGATCTTTTGGTACTTCGAGACAATCTGGTAATGCTGGTTATGATGTTATTCAAGATAGACAAGCTGTATTTTTAGACTCTCCTAGTACAACAAGTGCGACAACATATAAAGTACAAGTTACAGGGAATAATGGTAGAGACACACTCGTTAATAGAGCATACGATGATTCAGATGATGATAATAGTCCAAGAGTAGCTTCTTCAATAACAGTAATGGAGGTGTCAGCATGATTACTTCCGTGTATAATCTAATTAAAAACTGATTATGGCCTTAGATCACGAAGCGATTTACAAAGCATACGCTGGAACAGTAGTTACTATTGACGATGGTGCAGGTGCTTTTGATGCAAGCGGTAATTCTGTAAGTTTAGACCAATCTCTTATAGATGCTGCACGAACCACGTTAAACAATGAAGCTGCTGCGACTCTTTATCAGCGTCAGAGAACAGGCGAAGCTGGTACGACAGACACTATTTATGCTTCTATAGGCGATCAGTTGGATATGCAATATAAAGATGCTATAAATGGTACGACTACCTGGAAGGATCACGTTGCTGCTGTAAAAGCTAAATATCCCAAGCCATGAGTACATTAAAAGTTAATGCACTTCAAGATACATCAGGAAATAATCTTGATCGTATTGGACAGATCGTTACAGCCTCTACATCTTCAGCCGTAAGCACCAGTGCTGGAAGTTTAGTCGATTCGGGTTTAACTGCTAATATTACACCTCAATTTACATCAAGCAAAATTTTAGTATTAATTGATTCTCCATTTCATGTATATAGAGGTGGTTCAACTACTACTTTTAACATCAGAATATTAAGAGATAGTACATCAGTTTTTGCAGGAGGTGCTAGTGAAGCAGACTATCAACAAGGAATAGGAGGTTCTATTTCTGCAAATAGAATTTGCGGAATGATTTCAAAAATGATAGTGGATTCTCCTTCTTCAACTTCTGCTCTTACATATAAATTACAAGTCCAATCAGGTTACAATGCAACTGTATATATGCAAGATAGTACAACAGCACACATAACATTGATGGAGATTTTACAATGAGTCAACTCAAAGTTAATTCAATCGTTCCTGTTGGCGGTTTGTCAGGTGGTGCTAGTGGTGGAGTAATTCAAATAAAACAAACAGTTAAAACAGATACTTTTAGTCAAACTACTGTAAGTTGTAATACTTTCTCAAATGACTGTGGATTAAATGTCAGTATTACCCCCTCCTCTAACTCAAGTAATATTTATTTGATGGGTACAGTTAATATGTCTGGTAGTGACGCAACTTCAGGTCATGCGATTGGTTTATTTAAAAATAACAGTGTAATTGCAACTGCTACTGGTGACGCTAATGGAAACAGAACTAGAGTTATGCATCAGACATGGAATGAAACAAGTTACACAGGTTTAATTACTGCGATACCTTTTTACTTTATGGATTCACCTGCCACAACCAGTTCTGTTACTTATGGAATAAGGTTAATGATTTTAGCATCAGCAAGTACTTCTCATATATATTTAAACAGGTCAAAAAGTATTTCTGATAATGAAGCTTATAAAGGTATGACAATATCAACAATAACAGCAATGGAAGTAACAACATAATGGCAATTATTCCAGGAAAAAAAAATTTTACTGTAGATAGAAGAGCAGATTTTCCTATTAAATTAACATTTAAAGATTCAACTGGATCGGCAATAAATTTAACTGGATATACTGTAGCTGCACAAGTTTATGATGAATCACGTTCCACAAAATATGCAGATTGGACAGTGGCTTATACAGATAGAACCAACGGAATTGTAGATATTTCTCTTTCAGATACACAGACAGCAACTTTTACTCCAAGTATTTTATTTTATGACGTATTATTAACAGAACCAGGTGGTAGCAAAAACTATTATTTAGAGGGTAAACTATTTATAAGTGAGGGTTACACAGCATGAGCAATCCTAATCAAGTTGTAGTTTCACAGGTTTCTGATGTAACTACAGTTGAGATCACAACACA